ATTGTGAGCCCGTATGTGTACCATCAAGTTTTGCAACGTCTCGATCTTTCTCAGGGTGTCAGCTCGTTGCAAGTTGGTGCAGGCCCAAGTTTTCTTGGCTACCCTGTGACATTATCGCAGGCTTTACCGGGAAGCTCTGCCGGTGCTGGTGACGTTGCTATTTTGTTTGGCGACTTCTCACGGGCTGGCATCTTTGGATTGCGTCGAGATTTTGAGCTTGTGAGCTCAACTGATCGGTACATTGAATATGATCAAACGGCAATGTTTGGCACGATTCGAGCAACTGCCGTCTGGCATGATCTTGGCTCTGCCTCTGCTGCTGGGCCTGTTGTTGGTTTGAAACTCGGCTCTGCCTCCTGAGTCTGAGTTTGACCGCTCGCCCTGCCCTTGGCTTGATCTCTGAGGGCAGGGCTTGCAGCGTCATGTATCGTGAAAACAAAAACAGCTGAGGGCACTGATGCGTGTTGAATTTTTACGAGATTGGCGGTGGTTCAAGTGTGGTCAGGTCATTGACATGGCAGGTGGTCGTGCCGATCTGCTCAACCGCATCGGGATCACTCGAGAAGCTATTGAGAGACCTGTTGTCAAAACAAAGAGCTCAAAAGCAACGAAAAAAACAACGAAGAAAAAACGGGCACCTCGGAGAAAAAAAACGGGATGAGATACCGCACTCTGAGAAAGATTACTGAGCCCACAGCTGAGCCGCTCACAGTTGCAGAGGCAAAGCACCACCTGAGAGTTGAGCACAGTGATGATGACAGCATCATTGAGAGCATAATCACATCAGCGCGTGAGTATGTTGAGACATATCTTGATTGCACTCTCATGCTCACACAATACAAGATGACTCTCGATTTGTTCCCTGCTCACATTGAGCTGCCCAAGGCACCGCTCAGCACAGTCAGCGGGTATGATTCGGTGAATCTGACATACACCACAGACACAGAAATCAAAATTACTCTCAGCTCAACTGAGTACCGGGTTGACGCTCATGCAGTGCCCGCTGTGTTGCGTACAAATTACGGTGATTCGTGGCCCGCTCATCTCGCTGACTATAACAGCATTGAGGTGACATTTTGGGCAGGGTATGGCAGCAGCTCCTCAGCGGTGCCGCAACGCATACGCAACGCAATGCTCATGCTCGTCACTCACTTATATGAAAACCGCTCAAGTGTACAGGTGGGAGTTGTGGTGCATGTTGTGCCCGACTCAATGAGAATGCTGCTCGACTCGGCAAAATTTGGGGGCTACACATGAGCACATCAGGAAGAATCAACATAGATGCCCTAGTGCATGACACAGTGACCGGCAGCATTAAAATACTCGACATTGAAAGCAGCAAAAGCGTCACAACAAAAACAGCACTTGTGACAGGCTCAGCGTCAGCACTGGGCACAGTCATTGACCCATCTGAGACGAGCTACATTGACAGCTCAGGGGCTGAGGTTGTTTTTGCCTCTGTTGACACTCTTGTCATACAAAGCAGCTCACAGCTCACTCTCGAGACCGCTGACATCAAGCTCAAGAATGAAGCAGGGAAGTGCGCTGTGTCAGCTACACCGGGACATACAACAGGCAACATCACCATCAGCGGCAGCGGCTCGTTTTCACTTTTGATCATAGGTGAGTGACATGCAACCGGGCACACTTCGAGAGCGCATTGAGCTGCAACAGTCGTCAGAGACTCGCAGCGCACTGGGTGAGGTTGCACAGACGTGGGCAACATACGCATCACGCTGGGCGAGTGTCAAAACTCTGAGGAGCTCAGAGGTGCTCACTGCAAATCAAACAGGGCTGACAATTACTCACCGGGTCAGGCTGAGGCATCTGGCTGATATCAAAAGCTCGCACCGTCTCAAATGGAGAAATAGAGTGCTGCACATTGTCAGCGTGCTCGAGCTTGAAAATTTGACAGTGCATGAGCTGCTCTGTGAGGAGGTGGCAGGTGGGTGACATCGGGCTCGAGTTTAATACAACAGACTTTCAGGAGTTTGCAGAAAAGCTCAGAAAATCTCTCGGCACAGGCAATGACACACAGAATGTTTTCAACAAGCACATGGAAACAATCATGAAAAAAAGTCAGAAATATGTGCTCAATAACTTGAAAGCAAAAACGCCAAAAGGCCCAACAGGGAACCTCAAGAAATCGGCTCTGACTGTTGCGAGATCATACAAAAAAAATAGAAAATGGTTTACAGCTACAGGCTTCTCAACTCGAGGCAAAAAAAGCAACCCACCCAAGGAACCGGGCAAGAGACGCACCGGCAGTTTCTTGGGATTTCATGCAGGCTTAGTTGAGTTTGGAACAAATAACAGAAAAACAAAAGGGCTGATTGCATCGAGTTTCAACAGTACAAATTTCACAATTAAAACAACACAAAAAGGAAAAAACAAAGGCAGGCTCAGAACGAGCCCAGGTATGCCGAAAGGATTTTTCAAAAGAGCTCCTGCCATGGGTGCCGGTGGTGTTTTCCTTGGGTCAGTGCCACCAAGACACATGATCAAATACTCAGCAATGGCAGCGCGTGAGTCAGTGCTCATGTATGTCAACAATGAGCAAGAAAATCACATCACCAAGGCATGGAAAGAGCTCAACTATGTCAGGGAGAAGAAACAGAAATGAAATACCCTGAGCTTGTAATCAGAAGAGCAATATCTGCTGATCCTGCACTTGGCAGGCTTGTGGGTTTCCGCATCTACCCGATGATCGTGCCGACATCTGCACCTATGCCCTTTGCTACATATCAGCGCAACAGCGTCAACAGACTGCAAGCAATCAACAGCCCGCCGGGTGTGCCAACGGTTGACATGAGCCTCAGCTTTTTTGCTGAGAAATATTCTGAAGCTCGAGAAATAGCAGATGCATCACGCAAACTGCTCGACCATTTGCGTACATCTTCACAGGGTGTGAGTGTGTCGAATGTTACAATCGAGGATGAGTCCGAGGACATGGTTCAGCTCGAAGGTGGTGACATCCCACCAGCTTGGCAGATAACAATGTCTCTAACCGTGCAATGGAGTGAAATCTAATGTCAGCACCAGAAACCGCAAGCAATATGACCCTCAGCTTGCCCGGTAGTATTACCAGCTCAGACGTGTACAGCTTTTCAGTCAGCTCGTCAGGTGGTGAAACAATTGACGTGACGCCAGTGACGCAAGACGGTGGGAACCGTACGTTTATAGGCACACCCATGGGCAACACAACAGAGGCGTCAATCTCATACTTTGGCAGCGGTGCAGGCTGTGCGATTGGCTCAGCCGGTGATGTGACAATTGGTGATGTGACTTTCTACGGTGTTTGCACATCATCCTCTGCCACAGCTGCCGTCAATGATGTGGCTCGTTTTGACGTGACTTTTAAGCAAATCACTGACCCTGATGCATAAGGTAAAAAAATGGCAACAAGTGCACACACAACAAGCGTGACAGCCCCCGGCATCTCTGGCGGGCTTGTCACAAATGTAACAGTCAACCGCTCAGGTGATGATGTGATTGATGCCTCACACCTCGGGCAGTCAGCTGGCTCATCTGCTAATACATACGCTGCACCGTTTACGGGTACAACCGAGGTGAGTATTTCGTATATTGGCGACTCAATACCAGATGCAGGCGACACAGGTGCCGTGACTGTCACGGGCTCAATCACTGTCTCACTCAGCAATGCAATCTGCACAAGTGCCAGCATCACGGGCAGTGCTGGCGAGCTCATCACGGCTGACGTAACTTTTTCAGAAATTAGCACATAACTGAGGGACATCATGGCAGGTGTCGCTCACAATGTGACTGTATCATTGCCCTCTGGCAGTCTGTCAGAGATTGTGTCGCTGACTGCCTCGTCAGGTGGCATGTCAATCGGCTACTCTCAGCACTACAACCCCAACGCAGGCACGCTCACACTTGTGAGCTTTGATGACCCTGATGCAACAATTGGCAAACGGGGCTCACTGTCTGTGAGTGGTGAAAATATCAACCTCAGTTTTCCTAGGTCATATGTGGAAAGTGTTGACACATCTGCAACAACTAAAGGAGCCGTGACCTTTACCACCACAGTCAAACTCATAGACACAGGAAACTGAGAAAAATGCCAAACAAACTACTCGAAAAAATAAAAAAAGCAGACAAGGCTGAGCTGCTGCCTGTTGATGTGCCCGAGTGGGGGCTGACAGTCTATATCAAGCAGCTCACTGTTGGTGAGCGTGACTCATTTGAGGCTGAGGCGTATTCTGTACGTGACAAGGGGCTCATGAATGACATCAGGAGCAAGTTTCTTGTCAGAACTCTTTGTGATGAAAACGGTGAGGTTCTCTGTAAGCCTGAAGAATTTCTGGAGCTCACAAAACTCACATCAAAACCCATGGAGAAACTTTTTGACGCTGCGCAAAAGCACAACAGCCTGAGTGACAGTGATGTTGAGGAATTAGCAAAAAACTGAAAGCCCGCCCGACGAGATTGTTCTTGTTTCGTTTGGCGGGATATTTAGGCATGACAGTGCAACAGCTTGAGCAAAACATGACATCGAGAGAGCTGAGCGAGTGGCTTGCTGTTGACCTGTTTCATCAGCCTCTCTCAAACAGTTGGCTCGAAGCTGGCACGGTTGCAGCTGCTGCTGTTGCACCCTATGCAAAAAAAGGCAAGCAGCTCAGTGCCTATGATTTTGTGCCATTGCAAAGGCTGCCACAGACTCAGGCCGACATTGAAAACGAACTAAAAAAACTGAAAATGATTTCAAGGTAATAAGATGAGCTCATCAGTTGGTTTACATGCACGGCTGACAGCCAGCACTGAAAAATTTGAGTCAGGGATGAAGGATGTGAGCACTCGGCTTGAAAAGGTTGAGAAGGCAAGCAAAGACACCGCAAAAGGCATGAGTCTGCTGGCAAAAATTGAGATCGGCAAACTTTTGTTTTCAGGCTTGAGCAGGCTGGGCGGGATGTTCAAAAGTTTGGCGTCTGGTGCTAAGCAATTTTTTGACAATACCCGTGACATGATTGACCAACTTGGCAAGCTGTCAGCTCAGACAGGCATGGCAGTCGAGCCGCTGCAAGTTTTGCAACAGCTTGCAGAATACGCAGGGCTTGAGCTTGGCAGCTTTACCTCAGCAGCTCAAAAAATGTCAAGGTCACTCGGTGATGCACAGCGAGGGGGAGGGGCAGCAGGCAAAGCACTCAAAGAGATGGGGCTTGAGCTCGACACTATTTTGAGAATGTCACCAAGTCAGCAATTTATGACGATAGGCAACGCCATCGCATCAGTTGAAGACCCTACTCTCAAATCAGCATATGCTGCCTCAGTTTTTGGGCGCAACGGTATGCTCATGATTCCAATGTTCAAAGACATCAAGAAAAACGCCATGGAGGTGGGCAAAGAGATGGGCCTGTTGGGTCAAATTCTCACAAAAAACCAAGTGACAGCAGTTGAAACAATGAATGATGCGTTTGTCAAAGTAGGCGCAACAATTGCAAAAATCGGCGGGCAAGTTATTGGCAACTTAGCACCAATGATCACACAAATCACAAATGATCTTCTTGATTTTGTGAAGCTCTTTGAGTTTGGTGGCAGCACTGGGGGCAACGCTATTGCTGACGCATTGACTCGAGCATTTTTCAAAGGTGCTGAGGTGCTGGCGGCAGTATTCGATGCTTTGCGGGATGCGTTTGATGGTTTCATGGCAGGGCTCGTAAAATTTAACAAAGGTCTGTATGACATAGCGCGGATTTTTGGATATGAGTCATCATCATCTGAAATGGGCAAGGTGTGGGAAGCGAACATCGCAGAAATTGACTCACAACTTGCATCACTGCACAGAGGCATCAAAAACAACAACAGCAACATTGAAAACGGGCTTGATGCTTTTGGACTTAATGCCGCAGGACTAGCAGACAAAACCAAAAAAGTGGCTGAGCTGACGACACAGAGAAAACATGCTCTTGACATGATGAATGAGGCAGAGGGTAAACATCTCGAAGAAAAAAGAAAAGCCACGGGCCAGATGGGGAGCCTCACCAATATGGTCAAAGCGTATGCAGATGAACATGCGGCAGCCACAAAAAATGGAGGGCTCACTAGGTTCATGAAAAGCATTGACGGCATGAGCGTCGACATGTTTGATTTTTCTGACGCTATTGGCAACACAGGCGTCAAGGCTATTGAGCTTTTGACAAACCCCAGCAAAATGTTCTCGAGTGCTTTGGGCAAAGCAGAAAGAGGTTTCTATGATTTGCTCAAGCCTTTGGGTGTGACTCCTCAAAGTTTGCAGGCATGGGCTGAAAAACTGACTGCAACCATGACACCGGCTGAGATGCTTGGCAAAGCTGCCACATCAATGGTTGACGGCATCACGTACATGAGCGGCGCGTTTGGCACTGATTTGGTCAATGGCGTCAACGGTGCAGCTCAGGGTTTTCTCGACATCATGGCACCGCTTGGGTACACCACAGAAAAAATTCTCGAGATGGGCAAAGCTGCCGAAATGGAGGCAAATTTCAAAGAGGGCTTGATTGGCGGCAGCATGTCGGCGTGGGATCAGGTAGCCAAACAAATGGCTGACCAATATATCAACCAAGGTGCAAACCCTTTTGAGGTTTATCGAAAGATGATGGAAGAGCGAAACAAAAAGCTCTCGGAAGTCACAGCACATTTTGACAGCTTGCAAAAAGCAGCAGACAAAACCTCAAGCTCAATGGAAACACTACACCCATCACTGGCAACGATTGCAGAAGGTATGCCCAAAGCACTCGAAACGGCTGTTGGAAAATTCAACACAGCTACCGAGAGTATCGCTGACTTTTTTGGCATGGGTGAGGACTCACCACCAATGGAGCCGGAAAAAGATTATACAACCACCTTGACAAACTCTGAGACCTTACTTGGCACGATTGCAAGCGGCATCTCAGGGCTTTCTTTCCCTGTTGCGAGTATATTTTGATGAGCAGTGAAATAGTCAACAGGCGTTTTCGGTATGACGCTGATGGTGATGCCTTGGGCATTGTCGAAGTGCACCCGCGCACATTCAGCAAGTCACGTAAAGGAAACCCCACAGCTCAGCGCACTTTCATCGTCACGCCCGATGTGACAACAGTTGAGCCAATACCAACAATTGGCGAGGTGCACCCAGATCACAACAGCCTCACATGCGTCAAGCTCTCTGAGTCGTCTGGTTTTAATAATGACCCCGAGCAGGTGCAAGTCACAGCAACGTATGAGGTGCCAATCACATGACAAGCTACATGAGCGATCCTGACCCGCTTGAGCGGCCTCCGTTTTGGACGTTTACAACAAGCACAACTAGTGCCCCCGTGACTCAAGCCAGCTCAACCGTTGATGGCACTGACGAGGTGATCACAAACAGCGCAGGTGATCCAATCAAGGGGCTGACAGCGATGCAGCTCAATGCTCGCATGGTGCTCAATGGACGCTCTCAAAATTTCCCAACCGAGTGGCTGGGGCTTGTCAATAAAGTCAACGCTGACGAGTGGGCAGGAAAGCCAGCAGGCTCATGGCTGTGCTCTGGTTTCAATGCTCGTGAGTCGTCTGAAATGGTTGAGAATCAGGTGAAAAAATACTATGAGTACGGGCTTGAGTTTACATACCGTGAAACCCTTTGGAGGTTGAGGGTGGCTGATGTTGGCTCATATTACATTGACACGGGTGGCACTAAACGGCAGGCATACATCGAAGATGAAAACGGAAACCATGTATCAGTGACCAAACCTGTGCCGCTCAATACTGACGGATCAATCAAGACATCAGGAAACCCCAATATCTTGACCTTGTATCCATACTCGACAGGCGATTTTTCAACGCTGCCAACAGTACCAACAGATGAATCATAGGCAAAAAAAATGTCACAAACTTTCTCGACTGCACCGGCAGAGCTCAACCTGATCACTGTGACGGGTGATGAGTTTGCTTGTGCTTTGGATTTTTCGATTGATTTGACGAATTACTCATGGACGGCTTACGTGTTTGAGTCTACGCGAACTGTCAACAATGCTTTTCCTGCTGGCATAGATGTGCAAGGTGATACAGCACAAAGTTTCAACGTCAACGTCACTGACGCTGACGAGGGTGAGCTAACGATTTCACTCACAGAGATTCAAACTGCTGCGCTCTCAACTGTGACAACTTACCGCTGGCTCTTGCGAGGAGTGGCACCGGGGGCAGTGACTCGCACATATCTATCAGGCACTTTCACTGTCAGGGCACCATGAGCAACATCACAGTCAATGTCACTGACCCAAACACATCAGGCACGCTCAATATCTCGAGCGTGGTTGATGGTGCAACGGTCACAACATCAAGCACAACCTCAACTGCCAATCTCACAATCACTGCCGGTGGTGGTGGTGGTGGCTCGGGTGCTGATGTTGCTATTGCTGCGGGTGATGGCATTGCAATCAATGAGACAAACGGCACAGCAACCATCAGCTCAACCGTGACAGGTGGTGCAACGAATTTGACAGGGTTGTCAGATGTGACTTTTTCAAGTGCGTCATCTGGTCAGCTGTTGTCATATAACGGCTCAGCTTGGACAGCAGCAGACGCTGAGAGCATACCGGGCAATCTGTCTGACCTCACCAATGTTGACGCAAGCTCACCCTCGTCAGGGCAGGTGCTCGAGTACAACGGCAGTCAATGGGTTGCATCAGATAATGACCCAGGCGCACAAAATCTTTCAGGGTTGTCAGATGTCACACTGAGCTCACCGTCAACAGGTGAGGTGCTTGCATACAATGGCACTCAGTGGGTTGCAACGGCTGACAGTAGTCTCACTCTTGCCAGCTCAGACCCGTCTGACCTTGGCACAACAGCAGCGGGCAGCTCATCAGACGCTGCCAGAGCTGACCATGTGCACAACCTGCCAAGCCTTACGAGCTTGACTGATGTTGATGCAACCACACCGTCAACAGGTCAAGTGCTTGCATACAATGGCACTCAATGGGTTGCAACGGCTGACAGTGCTCTCACTCTTTCCAGCACTGACGCTGTTGACCTTGGCACAGCAGCAGCGGGCAGCTCATCAGACGCTGCCAGAGCTGACCATGTGCATGAGTCACCAAATTTGTCAGAGCTCGCTGATGTTGATGCAAGCTCACCGTCATCTGGTCAAGTGTTGTCATACAACGGCAGCCAATGGGTTGCAGCTGCTGACTCTGCACTTGGGCTGAGCTCGTCAGCTGGGGCAGATTTAGGCACAGCAGCAGCAGGCACGAGCGGTGACGCATCACGAGCTGACCATGTGCACAACCTGCCAAGCCTCACGAGCCTGACTGACGTTGATGCAAGCTCACCGTCATCTGGTCAAGTGTTGTCATACAACGGCAGCCAGTGGGTTGCAGCTGCTGACTCTGCACTCGGGCTGAGCTCTGCCTCAGCTGCTGACCTTGGCACAGCAGCAGCGGGCTCAAGTGGTGATGCTGCACGGGCTGACCATGTGCACAACACACCAAACCTCACACAGCTCGGAGATGTTGACGTGAGCTCACCGTCAACAGGTCAGGTGCTCTCATACAACGGCACTCAATGGGTTTCAAGCTCTGACAATGCTCTCACGCTGACATCGACAGCACCAAGTGACGACGGCACAGCGGCAGCTGGCACAAGCTCAGAGGCTGCCAGAGCTGACCATGTGCACAATTTGCCAAGCCTGACCCTGACAAGCCTCACAGATGTCAGCTCAAGCTCACCGTCATCTGGTCAGCTGCTCTCATACAACGGCACCGCATGGGCACCAATTGACTCACCTGCCGGGTTTAGTTTGTCGAGCTCTGCCGGTGCTGATTTGGGTACAGGTGCAGCGGGCAGCTCATCAGATGCTGCTCGTGCTGACCATGTGCATGACCTGCCAACATTTGACGAGATCACAAACGGCACAGCAACCACATCAGGCAGCTTGACACTCGACCCGTCAACAGGTGCCGTGATTGTGCAGGGTGGTCAGAGCACTGAGGGCAGCATCACACTCAACTGTCAACAAAATTCTCACGGTGTGACAATTCAAAGCCCACCGCACTCAGCAGGGGCGTCATACACTCTGACGCTGCCAAGCACAACAGGCACACAGGGGCAAGTATTGACCACCAGCGGGTCAGGTGGTGTGTTGAGCTGGTCAACAACAACGTCAAGCGGCCTGACGTTTGTTGAGGCACCCACATCATCAGACAGTGACGGCACTGTTGGTGATTTGAGTTTTGATGATAATTATTTTTATATTAAAACGGCAGCAGGATGGCGCAGAGCGTCTCTGATTGGCTGGGGTGTTTCTATTGTCATCACAACTCACCCAAGCAGCAGCACGGCAGCAGCTGGCAGCTCAGTCACTTTGACGGCTGCCGCTCAGACTACAAATGGCGGCCCGGTCGACTATCAGTGGCAGTCAAGTGTTAGTGGTTCTGATTTTGTCTCGATTACTGGTGCAGAGTCATCAACATACACAGTGAGTGTGAGCTCAGCAATTTCAGACCTCACCTACCGCTGCATGATAATCGCGTCAGGGGCTACAACTGCATACACAGAAACAGCCTCAATCACTCTCGAGGCATCATCTGCCAACCTATTGCTCATAGAGAGCGGCGACCATCTCCACACAGCATCGGGTCAGGGACTGCTGCACAGCGGCCCCGGTTCAAGCATCATCATCACATCACAACCAACAGACCAAACGCTCAGCGGCTCATCACTCACGATGTCTGTTGCAGCCTACACAACAGGCTCAGGAAATGTCACGTATCAATGGCAGGAAAGTCAAAATGGTGGCTCATATTTTTATAGTATTACCCAAGGCACTCAATCCAGCTACACAATACAATCACAAAACGTAGTTGACGGTTTTAAGTATAGGGTTGTGATTTCAGCACCGGGCTCGTCAGAGCTCGTGAGTGATGTCATTGAGACCTCAGTGCCATCAACCTCAATTGATTCGACAATATACAACGTCAGCCACCTTGGTGATGCAGGCAATGATGTTGACTGTTTAGTCATGAGCAATGACGGCAGCACGGTCGTCGCATATCGAACACTCAGCGACGATATCGTCATCTATCGTCAGAGCGGCAGTGATTTTGTGCAGGATGATGTCATTGACATAAATGAGAGCACGGTCACGGGCAGTGAGGTCAGCACAACAAAAAACGCAGTGCTG